ATGGCAACACAGGCAGCTTCCAGCGATGATTTCACTCGTAGCCGGATGACTTGGTTGGATCAGGTCTTTGATGATCCTGAACTAACGCCAGTTGCACGTGATGTCGCATTTCGCATTAGTCGATATTTCAACCGTAAAGGCTTTTCAGGCAGCGGTAATCTCAATGCGTGGCCTTCACACGAAACACTTGCAAACGCTTCTGGGTGTTCCGCTAAGACGATCCAGCGAGCTATTCTGCTGCTTAAGGCGCAAGGGCACCTTTCGACTAAGGGTAAGGGTGGGCGAGCGGTTTCGTTAACTTACTTTGCTGTCTTTAATGGCGGTCAGAAAGGTGGACATGAGCGTCCACCTTTAACCGAAAAGGTGGACACCAGTGTCCCAAAAGGTGGACATTTGAAGCCTGAAAAGGTGGACACCAGAGTCCAACAAACTTCTTTGAATAAATCTTTGAATAAATCCTTGAACGCAAACCGCGCTGGTGATCCCGCCGATGATGCTTTCAAAGCGGGTTGGGCGTTAGCGATCTTTGACGAGTTGTCGAAGCAACCGACACAACTTCCAAGGCCGAGGACTGCATTGCTTCGTAACTTGATTGAGGTCGAGAAACGTCCAGCCCTTGTGATGGAACATCAGGCAAGGCACGGCTGGCCAGAGGTCAATCGTATGTTCGATGAACCAAAGGCGCTTACACCGGCAGCGCTGGTGCCAGCGGTGAGGGGATTAGTCTGCGAGATGGAAGCCGTCATTGCGGGCAGCGCTTTATGGGGCGAGTGGCAAAGCGAGTTTGAAAAAAGAGGTTGGCCTTTTCCGTGTGAAGCGCAGTCAATGGCTTTCCCTCGTAGTGGGCCGCGCGGCTTAGATGCATTCATGAATGCATTGCGAGCAAGGCAGGCAGGCGCAATGAACGTCAGGGCGTTGGCGGTGGGATGATGAGGTTTTCGGGTCCTTCCTTTGTTGGTTTGCTGCGGGTATTTCGCACCACGACGTTTCTGTCTCTGCAATTAAATTTTATAGCTAAAAACAATTGGTTAGTTGGTGATGATCATGAATATTGATCATGAAGTTTCAGCCGATCCAGCCCTAAAGCAAGAGCCGCGCAGTATTTCCAAAGGCGGCTTTGCGAAGCTGGTAAATGTTTCTCCCGGTCGTGTGTCGCAGATGATCACGGCAGGTATGCCTGTCGAAAGCGATGGCAAGATTGACGTGGCACGGGGCAAACTTTGGATCGTAGAGAATATTAATCCGACACGCGCAGCTAGTCAGGCGCAGGGTGCGACGTTGTTCGGAGAAGAAAAACAATCCGTCTCTCTCACAGCGGAACGCGCCAGACTGGCAAAGGCTCAAGCCGATGCCGTTGAACTGAAAAACGCGGCGATGCGGCGTGAGTTGGTTCCTGCTGTTGAGGTTGAACGAATGTGGGCCGGGGAGTGGATGCAGATGCGATCAAGCGTTCTCGCAGTGCCTTCTCGGTTGCGTCAGCTTTTGCCGGATCTGACGGCGGCCGACATTGAAATCATCGACGGCGAGCTGCGCCGCATGCTTACGGAGTTCGGAAATGACCAGTGAAGTGCTTCTTGATTTGCGGGCTAGAGCAAGACGGGCGACGATTCCGCCTGCAAAATTGAAATTGTCAGAATGGATCGAGAGCGAAGTAAAGCTTCCTGCCGATGTGTCGTCATTGCGTGGACCTATTCGGTTGTATCCATTTCAGCGCGGCATGGCGGATGCAATGACCGATACCAAGATTGAGCGCATCACAGTCGTTAAGTCGGCCCGTATCGGCTACACCACGCTGCTGGTTGGTCTGCTAGGTTCTCATGTTGTCAATGAGCCGGCTCCCGTGCTCTTTGTGCTGCCGACTGAGGACGATTGCCGAACGTTCGTTGTGTCCAATGTGGAGCCTACTTTCGAAGCATCACCATGTCTGGCGAATGTTCTGGCTGGTGATCATGGAAGCGAAAAGCGCAACACGCTTCTTTCTCGTCGCTTTCCCGGTGGCAGTCTCAAGGTTATCGCGGCAAAGGCTCCGCGCAATCTGCGCGCTCACAATGCACGTATCTTGATCATGGACGAAACTGACGGCATGGAAATGACCAAGGAAGGCAGTCCAATCCCGATTGCCGAACGCCGTACAATGTCGTTTCCAGATCGAAAGATCATTATTGGATCAACGCCGATCTTTGAAGATACCAGTCACGTGCTGAGTGCTTATGAGCGATCAGACAAGCGAATCTATGAGGTTCCTTGTCCGCATTGCGGTGACTTCCACGTTATCGAATGGAAAGACATTCATTGGCCTGAAGGTGAGCCAGAAAAAGCGCATTGGGCTTGTCCAGGCTGCGGCTCTGTTGTGGAAGAAAGAAATAAGGGCGCAATGGTTGCGGCTGGCCGTTGGCGCATCACAGCGCCCGAAGTCAAAGGCCATGCTGGGTTTCGGATTAACTCGCTTGTTTCGCCGCTGGAAAATGCAGCATGGGGCATTCTGGCCAAAGAGTTTCTTGATGCCAAAGACGATCCGGAATTGCTGCGAACGTTTGTCAATCTCGTGCTGGGGCAAGGCTGGCGCGAAAGCGGCGAGGAAATGGACGATAGAGAACTGGCAAGCCGCGTTGAGCCAGTGTCGCTCGATTTGCTGCCAGAGAATGTTCTTGCCTTAACTGCTGGGGTAGACACGCAGCGCGACCGCCTTGAGGTTACAATCATCGGCTGGACGCGAGACGGCGAAGCCTTCATTCTCGATCATAAGGTTATCTGGGGTTTGCCAGACGACGATGCGACATGGACGGAACTCGATGCGGTTTTGAAAATGCGTTTTGATCATCCACTTGGCGGCAAGCTGGGACTTGATGCTGTTGCAATTGATAGCTCTGACGGCGAGACGATGGAGAACGTCTATTCATTCTGTTTTCCGCGTTCGTCGCGCAAGGTGCTGGCAATCAAGGGAGTGAACGGCAATCGACCATGGATTGAGAAATCCAAGTCCAAGGTGAAAGGCGGTTCGCTTTGGATCGTCGGTGTAGATGGATTGAAGGCTCATTTGACGGCGCGGTTGTCTCGTGGGCGCACTATTCGTTTCTCTGATTGTTTGCCACTTGTTTGGTTTGAGCAACTTGCGAGTGAGCGGGTGGTGGTGCGCTATACGCGTGGCCAGCCACAGCGACGTTTCGAGCGCATTCCCGGTCGTAGGGCCGAAGCGCTGGATTGTGTGGTCTATGGTTTTGCTGCGCGGCAAATCCTCAATATCAATTGGGATCAACGCGTTGATGATTTGAGGAGAGGAGTAGAAATGGCTAAAGTAAACGTGCAGGCCTTTACCAAATCGAAGTGGCTGCGATGATGACGCGCGTTATAATACAAATATTAACCATGAAAGTCTAAATCTTTATTACGGTCATGTCAATTTCAGGAAATCCTCCATAATCACAAAAGTATTTATTGAGTTTTTCCCGAAGTATTTTTGTTGATTTGATTCCATCGTCTATATCAGTATTTAAATTTTCCACGATACTGCTTATCAAAATATTTAGTGTGTTTCCCCTGGGCGCTATTTCTTTCATATCTTCATCGGTTAATTGTATTTCTCCTTTGTCATTTGCTTTTGATAAATCTATGTAATTAGCAATCTCTGTTCTTAATTGGCAATAATTCTTTATGACTGCATGATTAGCTTTCCACCGCAAAGATAAACGAATTATATCATTGGCTATAGATAGTTCTCCGATCTGAAAAGGTACTTCAATATCATCAGGTGATATTGTCGTCGTGTAATCTGACATTCCAGATATTGGCATTACAGCAACCCATAGAAAATCTGGACTATTCTTTGATTTTGAAATCATATCATCTAGAAGTTTCTTCATATCATGCATTTCATTGAGAATTGTCATGACCTTGACAGATGTATGTATGGATTTAGTTTTTTGTGTCAGGAATTTATCATCTATTTCTTTTTTCTGCTGATTTTTAGATGATTTGTTGAAAAAATACCAAGTTATAGCTCCGGATATTAGTGATCCGATGATGGTGCCCAATATACCAAAGTAGGCCGAAGTTGAATCGGAGCTTCCAAGCTCAACAACTACCTTATTGATTTCGTTCAAATAAAGTTCTGAGGGAGGGCGCAATTATGTGGCCCTCTTTTTCAACCGGACACCTGGTCCTTCACCATTTTCAGCAACAAAAATAATCCCAGATTGCTCAAGTGCTGCACCGATGGCCAGAACAGTCTCATCCTTCAATTTTTCGCCTCGCTCAAGGCGTGCAACTGTGTCTGGTGAGACGTGCGCTAATTTAGCGAGGTCGCGTACACCTAGCCCAAGTGCTGCTCGCGCCATGCGACATTGAATATCTATCATTTTCAGTACACTGTTACGATTAATATTGACATGGAATCGCTTTGTTGCAATCGTATCAGTGTTACGATTTTAAATCAATTGGAGCGCCATTATGTCAAAATCATCATTTCCGGATAACGCCGAAGGTTTATCTAAAACACACACATATACTGTGCTCCGCGAAGACGTACCGGAAAACGGCGTAAGCGTTCGTTCGTGCGGTGATGCGCTCGACATCATTGAAATAGCGCTCGAAGAGATGAAGGATTACGCTTTTGCAGTGGAACGGTTGTCAGAAGGGAGGGCGATGGGCGCTACAGATGATGAGCGCATATCGGCAATCTATACACTTTCTTCGCATCTGCGGGCTGATCTGAAGAAATGTGGGCAAAATTTTATTGTCGTATCCAGATTCTATGATGCCATGGTTGAGCGTATCGAAGCCTAAGCGAATTATGAGCCTCACATGAGTTTCTTTATTGACATTTTTTGAAGCTCATGCGAGTATCAAAAGCATGATAGTTGATCTTGATGAACCACGTTTTACCCAGAATGAAGTTTTGAGAATGCTGCCTAACTTAAAGGCTAAGCAACTGCAAAACTGGAACCAGCGTGGCATATTGGATGTAGGGGATCAAAAGCCCGGTAAAACGGGGAAGCGCCTCTATTCAGCTATGGGCATAATACTTCTTGATTTCATGCAGCAAGTTAACCGCTACGGCGTTCCTCCGTCAGATGCAGTCGAGATGGCAATGATTGCAGGCACTATTGCTATCGAATACGTGGCTTCGGATCCGGAGGTGATACTCGTTGAAGGGGAGCATAGATGGATACCTATTGGCCCGGAACAGGTACAAAATATGCGCCGTGGGATCATTACCGTTTTAGATAATGAAAAGTATTACATTCAAATGGAGGGCGATGGCGTTTGGGATGTGGATACCTATAGAGCGCGTATGATCCACCATGTTGGCATACTTGTTGAGGTTGAACAGATGATCGCCCTCTGCATCAACCGTATATTTTTGCTTGAAGCTGGAAAGATTTAAACATGGCATTCTCTTTCCCTTTTTTCGCCCGAAATAAGAACAAAGCAAAAGCAAATCATGCTCGGAGCGTGAACGCTGCTGGCCATTGGCCAGATGATCCGCGCACGGTTTCGGCTGGTCAGGACATTCGTGGCGCTGCTCAATTGGTGGGCCAGAGAGCGGCGGGGTTGTATTTGAACGATCCAGTTATGCGCTCTGGCGTGGAAGCTATTGTCTCAAATCTTGTTGGTGACGGCGTATGGCTTAATCATGCGAACGTGAAACTGGATAAGGCCTTCAATAGCCGCCGTTTTGATCCGTCAGGATTGCAGACACTCGTAGCTTTGCAGCGTTCAATCGCTCGCTCATGGGTAATCTACGGTGAGGCACTTGCATTACTCCCGACAATTGAGGGGCAGGCTTGTGTGCAAATGCTGCATCCAGATCAGCTTGATCGCTCTAAGAGCGAAGATATGGGCAACGGTCGCCGCATCATCGCGGGTATTGAACTGGATCAGTATGATCGTGTTTTGGCATATTGGATTTTGCCACAGTCACCAGAAGACCCGTTCGGGGTTTATCAGCCTTCAGAGCGATTTGTTGCTGCTGATGTGCTGCATATTTTTGAGCGTGAGTTTCCGGGACAGGTGCGCGGAATTTCGCCGCTAGTTTCTGTTCTGCCTGTTCTAAATACGGCCAGTATTGCCGTTGAAGCTGGCCTCAAAAAGCTACAGGTGGCGGCGCTGTTCACGGCATTTCTGACGACGCCTGATGGAAGTGATATTTTTGATGGCAATTCGGCTCCCAGTATGGAGCCGGGTGCAACCGTTCGTCTTAATCCGGGTGAGACCGTTGACCTGGCTGACGGTGGCGATGCTGGTGATCTGCCTGCATACCTGAAAATCCTCTATCGCCAGATCGCGGCTGCGATTGGTTGCACTTATGAAGACCTTATCGGCGATCTTGAAGGCGTGAACTATTCCAGCTTTCGCGGTGGCGCTATGACGGCTCGCCGTAAGTCTGACGCTCGCCGCTCGTTGCTGATCATTGATGGCTTCATGGACCCGCTTTATCGCCGTTGGCAGGCCGTGGAAATGTTGCGCGGTTCCAAGGACGATTTTGCTGAACCGGAATGGATTGAACCAAGCTGGCCGCAGATTGATCCGCTCAAGGAAGCTGACGCCGATGTGGTGCTTCTCAATGCTGGCATCAAAAGCCGCAAGGAAATCATTGAAAGCCGTGGTCGCGAATTTGGTTCGGTTGAAGCTGAAAACAAAGCCGACACTTTTAAGCCTGCTGCGCCGCTCGTCGTGAAGCCTTCGGAAAATACCGAGGAGGAAACCGCATGACCATTCATTATTTCCGCTCTGCGGCTCGAACCAATTCGTTTGATCCAGAAACACGCAGTTTCACAGTGATTGCAGCTACTGATGCGCCGGTAGATCGTGGTGATCATATCGAGATAATTGACCTTGATGCATTTCTGGCAAGTGGTTTGCCGGAAAGCCTTCCCCTGCAAATGGATCATTCTTCCAGCGCCCGTGACACTATCGGGCGGCTCCGCAATTTTCGCGTTGAGCAACTGGAAGGCGGAATCCGGGGCTTGGTCGCAGAAGCTATTCTTTCCAGTCGTGAAGATAATGCGGCAATTGCCGCCAATTTGAAGGATGGAGCGCAGACCGGCTTTTCGGTCGGATTCTCTGTCTCTCATTGGCAGAAGGGCAAAGACCCCCATTCTGGAAAACCAATGCGGAGAGCTGTCGCCGGGCGGTTCGTTGAAGGTTCGCTTGTCATTGATCCGGCAGACCCTAACGCAACGATACGGAGTAACACGATGGACCCTGAACTTGAGGTCGAAGACGTGCTGGACGAAACAAACGACACCGACAAACTGCGCTTACTCGCAGTAGCGGCAGGCGTTCCAGAAGAAACAATTGAAGAAGTTTTGGCTTCTGATGCAAGCAATGAAGATAAGATGGAAAAGCTGCTTTCTAGCCTTGCCGCTAAGCCTGCCGTCCGCAGTGCAACCCACCACAACAATCAGACGCTGGATAATCCGATTGTTTTGCGTCGCGCTGCAATTGAGGCGTTCGATGCGCTCAATCGTGGAGCAACGCCAACTGGTCCCGCATCTGCTGTCTTCGCACAAGGTGAGGCCGCATTTGCTCGCCGCCTGCTTCGTAATGCAGGGCAGTCTGTATCTGGCCTTTCTGACACTCTGGTAATGCGCAATGCAGCCGCGACTTCCGATTATGCAATTATTGCTGGCGGTACGTTTAATCTCTCGATGCGCCGCGAATATGAGGCCGCAGTCGCACCTATCGCTTCGCTATTTGGTGAAACCACAGTCGAAACCTTCAACAAGGAAACGTCTGGCCTTGTCGATTGGACAACACTCGCTATCGGCGACAAGCTGGAAAACGGCCATTACAAGCATTCCTATGTCGATGAAAGTGGCGAGACGATTTTCGTTAGCACAATCGGCGGCGTGACTTCGATCACTCGTGAACTGTCGATCAATGCCGGTTCGCGTCTCGGCGATATGGGTTCAAAATATGGTCGCCGGTTGGCTGCTGACCTTGCTGAGCGTCAGGTCACTTTCCTAGAGCAGAGCAACGGTGCTGGTCCTAAAATGGCAGATGGCAAAGCTGTTTTTGATGCAAGTCGTTCAAATATCTCGCCGCTGACGATCCAAGCTCCTGCGCTTATGGTCACGGAATTGATGACACTGCGATCCCGCATGGCTCGCCGTAAGGGCAAGGGCAATGTCATCATTGGCGAATATCCGACACATTGGCTGGTTGATCCTGAATTTGAAGCATCAGCATTACAGATCGTTGCGTCTGTTGCGGCTTCAGCTATTGCGGATGTCAATCCGATGGCTGGAAAGCTTCAGGTTGTGGCGGAACCTCGTCTAACGCGTCTGAACACAAGCTGGCTGGTTGCTGAGCCTTCTAAAATGGATGGAGCTACCCGCGTTCTGTTGAAGGGTAACGAAGCGCCATTTACTGACAGCCGCCAAAATTTCGATACCGACACGATTGACTTCAAAATCCGTCAGGACTTCGGCCTTGGCTGGCTTGAATGGCGTTCGTGGACCCGTCTCGATCACGGTGAGTAAATGGCTTCACGCGCAGAAATAACGGCGCGTCTGGCTGATCTGCGTAAGCTACGAGCGCTCGGTATTCGATCAACTTCTTATCAAGGGGAAACGGTTGAATACCGATCCGATGCGGAAATTGCATCAGCGATTGCCGATTTGGAAAGGCAGCTTGCGGGAGCGGATCGTGTCGCACCGCGCATTTTTAATGTTCATGGAAGAAAGGGTTACTGACAATGAAGAATTTTGTTCAGCCCGCAAATATCGTTGACCTCACAGCACCGGCAGGCGGCATAGCTTCCGGCGAAGCGCATATGTTCGGTTCGCTTTTTGGAGTTGCCACAACGTCCGCTGCTGAGGGCGCAAAAGTTGCCGTCTCGCTTGAAGGGGTTTTCAAGCTGCCGAAGGCAACAGGGGCAGGCATTGTGGAAGGCTCCAAAGCCTATTGGAATGGCGATGAAATTACCGGCGTAGAAGGTGATGATCCCGCCGTAGGCCATATCGTTGCCAGTGCGTCTGCTGACGCTCTTACCGTGTTCGTTCGTATCAAGAATTAGTTTCAGGGAAAAGCGACACCCTGAACGGGGCAAACTGATTGCAGTTTGTCTCAAGCCTCTCTCCAGCCCTTCAACATGGAGAGAGGCTGCAATTTCCAAGGAGCAATGGCGATGGCCGTAACTACCCTTAACATCAAAGTTCCTCCTCGCCGTTTGTTGAAGGCGAGGGACGCTGCCGAATATTGCGGCCTTCCAGTTAAGCACTTCGTTGGTATGTGCACGGTCGTTCAAATCGACATGCCAAACGGCGACAAGCTTTACGATATGCACGATCTTGATGCGTGGATTGATGCGCTCAAATCTGGTGGAATCAGCGACGATGATCGATTGCTTGAAAGGCTAGGCTAATGGCAATCGTTCGCGTCAAAGGGTTTCAGATTTGGCAAGATAAAAAGCTGCCTTTCAAATGGCGCTGCCGTCATCGTAAGAGCGGTACTATGATCGACACTGCCAAGTTTCCGCTTGGCAGTTTGTCATTTCTAGCTGAGTGCGCACGCATTCAGGCGTTACTGGATAAAGGCGATAACGCGAAGCCGGGGACTCTTGGTATGCTCATTTCGCGCTATCGTGCGGGTGTATCGTTTCAAGACCTCGCATTGCGTACAAAGGCAGATTATCAGCGCATATTCGATTATTTACAGCCTATCGCCGATACTCCTATTGATCGATTTACTCCGCCTCTCGTTGTGAAGATCCGTGACAAGGCGGCTGAAAAGCACGGTCGCCGCTTTGGTAACTACGTCAAGACAGTCATAGCTTTGACGTTCGCCTGGGGGCTTGAGCGCGGCTATGTGAAGATTAATCCAGCGCTGAATATCAAGGGCATTCGTCGCCCGAAAGGCACTGCCGACGCGAACCGTCCTTGGACGGATGCAGAACGCCATGCGGTTCTTGAGGCGCTTCCCAGCCATATGGCGTTGCCGATGATCCTGATGATGTATTGTGGTCTGGACCCGCAAGATGCTCTTAATTTGCCACGCTCGGCAGTCGCTAATGGGAAGATTGATACGCAGCGCGGGAAAACTGGTGTTGCGGTTTGGTTGCCGCTTCCGTCGCCTGTTATTGAAGCCATAGAACGCGCCCCCAAACATGATGCAATTACTGTTTGCGCCAATAGCTACGGAAGGCCGTGGACCTATAATGGCTTTAGTACCAATTGGGCGAAACTGAAAAAAAAGCTGGAAGAAACCGGCACTATAACTCCGGGCCTAACTCTCAAAGGTTTGCGTCACACCGTGGCAACGATTCTCCGCGAAATGGGCAAGGATCATGAGACGATTGCGGCGATGCTTGGCCACAAAACCGAAGCCATGGCGAAACACTATTCGCGCCGTGCAGATGTGAGCAAACTAATGTCGGCAACCGTGACGGATTTAGACGCTGAAATGAACAGGCGAAGAACAAAAACTGTCAAACCCGCCTGA